TGTGCTTATCTGCGGCTCTAATTCAAGTATTCCGTCGCGTATTTCTTCTAAGCTTGTGGCGTTTTTAACAAGTTCAGTGATTGGATCACTTATTTCATTAAGCTTTGCCTGGGCTTGCTCCGCCAGCTGCTCCGCCATTAAATCGGCGTTGTCTTTTTGCTGAGCCGTTTTTAATGCTGCAAAGCCTTTTAGCTCAGCTGTCGGCTGTTCTTGATTCAGAGTTAAAATTGACTCGCCTTTATCGGGTAATGGGATCTGCATTTTCTCGCTTACCCATTTGGTCGGTACTGGGAAATTAACCTCAGCTAAGATTTTTAATGCTGGGGCTAATTTTGCAATGTCCTCTGCTTCGCTGGTATCAAACTTAAATCGAGGTATACGGCGTGGGCCAGTATAGCTTTTAGAGTTAAGCGTATGCATCGGATAAACAATATCGCGTGTAAGCGTGTTCGCAACTTGTTTTAAATCACTTTCGGTTATGTCGTCGAGTACTTCCATGTGTACATTGCCAAGCGCATTTGTACTGGTTTTTCCGTCGGCTTGACTCGTTAACGTTGCCCCAAGAACCGCTTTACTTTGCGTTGTTTCACACCATTTTATCATGGCTTCAAACGGGTCTGATTGCCCGTTAGCTGCGTTTTGAAAATCAATCTCCATACCCTTTGGAATAATGCCACCCGCATTGTGGCCGATACTTAATACCGCTCTAAGTAGAGTTGATTTTTCATCTTCGCTTGCGCCATTGGGGTATTTACCCAGGCGCAGAGGTAGCCCATAAATTTCTAAAAACTCTGCCAGATCACGTATTGAGTAATTTTTAAATAGATACGGCCAAGCAACAACTGAAGTTAAGCCTGTTCTATGTAAATATCCTGATTTAGAGCGGTGAACATGAGTACACCAACCAAACGGGTTTAGCTCCTGCCCTGTATAGCTGTTATCGCGCAACATCAGTTTATTTCTGTCCTCTGGATGGGTTTGAAATAAGTTCTGATCACGGAATGAATAGCCTGTTATAAAATGCTCTTGCCCTTCGTAGGTCCAGTTAAGCTCGTTACACGAAAAGGATTTCAAAATTGAATCGCTGCAATCAAAAATCAGATCATCTAACCAGGTCGCATCCTCTAAAATTTCTTGAATAGCCGCAGCGTCTTTTTCTTCCTGCTCGGTTGGGTTTCTTGGCGGCTCAACAGACCAACTTTGTTTTAACCAGCTTCTACGGCGCTTTGTAAGTTCACTAAACAAATGGCCGTCTTTATCTTCCATATCTTTTGCAAGGTCAGCCATTGCAGCAAGATTACCTGCATCGGCCTCTTTTAGCAGCATGGCAAGCTTTGCTGGTGTTAACCCTTCGCTTGGGTGCTCTGCGTACTGACGCATTAGCATTCCTATTCGGCTATCTTGTTCAGTCTGCTTTTCATCAATCTGCAAAGCGTTTATTGGATTTCCATTAATGTCGACTATTTGATTCATGATTTTTCTCAGTGTACTCGTATGATGGGCTTAATGCTCAATACATATATTTCGAGCTTTAAGGTTTGTTGGTGGGCCTGTTGTAAGCTTTTAGCTGTAAGTTCTAACTGTTGTACTGGCACGGTAAAAATCTCTTGGTACTTAACTCTAAAACGCATTACCAGCAGCCCGCATCTTTATACCCTGGCATATCATCAGTGTGATCAGGTCTGTTTAAATTCTGTTGCTGGTGCTTGCTGGGTAGCGCTGTAAATTCAATAGCGCTGCCGTCCATTTCGGCTGCTCTTACAAGCATGGCAATTGAAACTGCACTATCCCCGTGGCGCTTATCGCCATCAGTGCCGGTGTTTTTACCTTTATCAATTTGGGCTATGCCGTTTTTAAGTTTGATTTGGCCTAAGTCGTCTAATACGTCTTGGTCTTTTGGCAAAGTAATGTTGTCTGTTTCAAAGTAATCTTTAAGTTTTGGCATCCACTCGCGATACCAAGCTTGTGAAAGATGCACACAATCAACTAACTCAGTACCGTATTTCAGGCTTGCAGCCTCGGCTAAGTAGCCGCCGTTACCCGTTGCATCAAAGGCTAGCCCGCGCAGTTTTGGCAAACGGTCACAAATATAAAGCATGATTTGCTTTTGCTGCTCATACGTTACATTTCGCAGCTCAACCATAAACGGCACAACTAGGCACGTGTCTTGGCAGATCTCACCAATGCTGAATACAGATAAGTCTCCTTTACGTGCAAAGTCTTCACCAAAAGCATGCGTTAGATCAGGATTTAACCCACTCAATAAATCATCTAGGTTTTGCTTACACCAAGTCTCAACATCTTTAATGCGCTGTTCTTCTGTCCAGCTTTCAAAGTCTGTAGGGGCTGTGTAGCGCTTAACGATGCAATCACTGCTTAGCGCTCTTTCACGCAAACGGCGGCTTAAGTATTGCCCCGCGCCCTGACTAGGCACACAGTATAATTCCTCGTTTGCTGCTTCTTTGGTGGGGTAAAAGTCGACTTGATCTGCAAGCCAGGCATCTTCTTTGGCTTGCGTCCAATCTTGCCCACTAACTAAGCAAATACGCTTATACAAGCCATGTTTTAACGCTTTATCAATCGGGATTTGATGCACTGAGTACTTTTTAACGCCGCGCCTTGCTTGCGTTATTAGGGTGTTAAATAGGTTATCAACACCGTTATGGGTCGAGATAATACGTACTCGCCCGCCCCACATAGTAAGAGCCATTGCCGCTTTTAATACTTCATCTAAACGGTCATGGAATGCGGCCTCGTCAATAACTACATTACCTTGACGACCGCGCAAGTTTCGCGGGTTAGAACTTAGGGCAACAATCTTTTTGCCTGTGGTTGGGAATTTAATTTCAAAGGTATTAATGCTGCGCTTCTTGCCGTCTGGGTCTTGCTCTTCAAAAATACCCTCTTCAATTTCGCCCATGACCATATTGAGTTTTTGCGCCCAAAACGCGCAGGCATCAATAAACTCTTTTGCCATTTCTTTGTCTGAACCAAGATAGTAAGTGTTTTGTGCATTACTCGATGCAACAGCACTTAAAACGTCATCCAGAGCCTCAGCGAAAGTTAGACCAGTACGGCGTGACTTTTCAGCGATTTTGACAATCGCGTCATCCTCCATCCACGCCTTTTGGTAGCCAAAAAGAATATCCGTTCCCATTGCAATAGCTAACGAACCCGCCACTTTGTTTAAGGGTAAGTCATTTGTTTGGGTGATACTCTTTGCTGTGCTAGTCATGTTTTAAACCTAAAATGTCACGTTTGAAAAATGCAACCATGTCATCGGCAGTTTGAGGTAGGTTTTCGTTTTTAACCTTTGCGTCTAGGTCTTTGGCTAGTTGCTCTGCATAAGCTTTTTCAATTTCTTGCTGGCGTTTATGCGCGGCCATTGCAGTTTGCTCTAATCGTTGGGCAGCAAGCATTGCATCTTTGATAGTATTAATATCAACTTCTGCATCTTCGTCGGGGTTCATCATCTGCTGCTGCATGGCCCTAAATAGCTGGGAACGGCCCATTTCTAAGATGAGTTTTGTTGTATCACCTGTTGGTTTATCGCCAAGCTCAGCAGTGAGGGCTTTAGTTGTCTCGCGCAAATCACGCAACTTTTGGCCTATCGCCTCTGTTTTTTGGGCATGGCGACTTAGGCCGCTGCGGCTAATGGTTGCGCCCTCATCTAAGCCTGATTCAATAATCAAACTGTTTACAGCATCTAAAATCTCGGCTTGACTAAAACGCTTATCACGTAGCATTTCGTCAAGGCGTTTTTTTATATCTTCTGGCAGTAAATCAACCTTGCTCGGTTTACCTCGTCGCACCGTGTCATTCATACTCAATAACTCCGTGGTGCAGGACGTTTGATACCTGGCGCAGTAATACTTCCCTCTGCAACATCAATACCTGAAGCAGTTATACGAGCAATCCAAGTATTTTCACTTAGCTTTTCTAAAACTACATAGCCATTTTGCTCTAACCAGCTCAGTAAAGTTTTTAACTGATCACGGCTACACCCTAGTGCATAGCGTTTAAGTACATCTGCCAGCATACTTGTATTAGCGCCATAATCGGCTGAGTCTTTAAGAGCAATTAATATGCTAATTCGTTGATGTTCTGCTTGAACGTCTTGTAAAGCCATTGTCTTTATTCCTGTAATTTGGTTATTTTTTGCTTAGCTCTCTGAGCTGCGCGTGCCTCTTAATTCATTTTCCATTAGCAGGTCAGTTAAGCGTTTAAGGTCTGTTAGTTGTGGGTTTAAACTGTCAATTTTTCCGCTCACTTCAACTAAGCGTTTATCAAGTTCGTGTAAATCATCAGCATTTGGTAGGTCTTCAATCGTCTTCTCTACGGCACTTAAACGGCTTTCTAACGCTTTTGATACGTCCTCATGCACTTTTTTAGTTACAAAGGTGCTACGTAACCAAGCCAAAGCGCCTGCACCAACAATAGCTACACCCACAGTTAATAATGCTTTCCACCATTCCAATATAAAATCCATACTACGTCCTATAATGCTTTTGATTACTTTCGATTAACTCTTGGCAATCAACACATGTATTACAGTTTTTGATTGCCTCCCTGCGAGCTTTAGGAATATCAACACCGCATTCTTGGCAATGCTCAAACTCTACACCTGGCTTATTCGACTTTTCGAGCTGAGTGGATATTGCAGCTTCTCTTAAATGCTGCTCAATTCGTTGCGCATCATCAATTCGACTCACGTGGCGTCCTTATTTTTCCAATTACATTTTTAATGCCTTGCTTAACGCCTGGAGCTGCCTTTTCAACCGTTCGGCCTATTACATAACCACCTATACCAAGCTGTAAAAGCTCCCAAGCTTTCTCTGATAACCTAAATTCAAGCAAGCCAAATGAGTCGCAAATAATCAGTATTAAAAACGTTAGCATTGTGATAGGCCGCCAGCTACGCTGTAACCAGCTTTCGCCTTTAGCCTCAGCAGTAATAACTTGTGCTTGCGCCTCAAGCACCTTGCCTTGTAGTTCAACCACTTTACCCTCAAGGGCAAGCACCTGGCTTTGCGCTGTATTCTCAATGCGCTTTAGTTCGTTATGGGCTGCTTGCCGTTCCTCATCACTGGTAAAAAGGTCATCAATTAAATTTGCAACTGGTTCAACAACATTAAGTAAATTAGCCATCATTTTGCTCCAAAAAAAAGCGATGCTGGCGTTTGTGTTCGCGCTTGATTGCATCCTGTAAGGCATGCCACACCTGTTTTGCCTTGGGGTTGCTGTTTAGCATCGTGTTAGTAAATGACTCAGGGTGTTGTGAGTCGTACTTTTTACCCGTTGTCTCGAATGCTGGCTTAACCACCTTTTGCTCTATTTCACTAAACACCAAGGTGAGGGCCAGTTCTTTAATCACGGTCTTTTGCGCTGTTGTAAGTGGCTTTACTTTAGCGGCCATTAGACTCTCCAAATCGTTCTTTTAGACGCTGGCGGGCATGGCGAAATTGCATATTGCCCTTTACTCGCATTTCAATATCCACTTGATTTACTGAGCACCAGCCTTTTGTAAAATAGCTTTGCATCGTGCCATCATGACTGTGTAGCGGTATACACAAAGGATCGAATAGTAGGCCACGCATCCGTGCCTCAACCTCCAATTGCAAACGCTTTTCACGCCCTTTTTGATATGACCAATCCCAGTTTTTACCCATACATCACCCGCACAGTTGGTTAACTGCAAACTCTGTCGCGTGGGCCAATCGGTTATACCAACCTTCTAAATTGGGTTTTTGGCTTGGGTCATTAGCGCAAATACGGGCGTATTTTCGGCCTCTGTTTACACTCAGTAAAACAGAGGTATTTAAGGGTTGATGCTCAGTAATTGCGGCAAGTGTTTTTGGTCCCATGCGGCCATCAGGCTTAGCTTTTACTTGTCTTTGAGCTAATTGGGTCATTGCTGGTGCGCCATGTTGCACAGCACCATCAAATAGCAAAAACGCAACACCTAGCGGGCATTGTTCACACCACATGGCGCGCCAATAGTCACGGTGATAAATACGCACAGCCTGGGCCAGTGTTAAATTGGTTATATCTAAATTAGGGTAAGCTCGCTTGCTTATACCAAATTTAGTTAAACCTCCACGGTCTGATGCTTTATCATTTAGCCCGCCATCACTTCGCAAGCCACCTTCTAAAAATAGCAATGTCAAAATGCATTCAGAAAAGTGTAGTGAATAAGGCGCTATCGCTGCCTGAACTTCTGGAAGTTGTTTAAATGGGGATAGATTGATTGTTGAAAGCATACCGAAAAACCATGTTGTTTTTCGGTATTGTGGTTGGGATTGGGTTAGTTATGGCCGTGCGGGGTTTCGGGAAATATTAACTTGCACACTTTCCTAGCTGCAATTCAGGAACTTTTAGATTATCTGAAAAAATCATAACTTCACTACCTAATTTTTTTGTTTGAGCAGAATACTGTAAGTCAAAACTTATCTGCTTATAACCAGAGTAAATATTTCTAATTTCAGGTGCATTATCGTAAGAAACTAACCACGGGTTATTTCGCAAAAGATCTAGCTTCTCTCTTATTTTCAAGTGATCTTCGTAGTCATAAAAATTACGATACAAACCTTGTCCTTTAACAAAGTATGGCGGATCTAAATAAAGTAGTGATTTCCTAGGAGATATATCAGGAACTTTTTCTAGTAATGAAGCAGTATCTTCATTGTAGATATTTATTCTTGATGAGTATTTAG